TTACAGGGATGGTAGCAACTCTAACTACGGTACTGCTATCGTAGGGACTGTCAGCGGTACGAGAATTTAGTTTGGAACTGCTGCTGTATTTGAAAGTGCTAATAGTTACTATGTATCAGCCACATTCGACAGTAGCGTTAACAAAGTCGTTATTGCGTATCGGGACGTTAGCAACTCTGGATATGGCACTATTGCTGTAGGAACTGTAAGTGGAACATCTATAAGTTTTGGCACTCCTGTGGTATTTGAAGCTGCGCAAACTGTCTACACCTCTGCAACCTATGACTCTAACGCACAAAAGGTTGTCGTTGCGTATCGTGATAATGGTAACTCTAACTATGGCACAGCAGTCGTTTTCCAAAATGCTTACGATAACAGCGGCTCTGTAGCAGACGGTGATCCAGCAAGGACAGACATCATCGGCTCTGTTTCTACAAACCAAACGGGCCTCACCGCTGGCGAAAAATACTATGTGCAGACAGATGGCACACTAAGCACCACTGCGGGAAGCCCAAGTGTGTTGGCTGGAACCGCAATATCTGCTACAAAGTTAGTAGTGAAGACGTAGGTGAATTAATATGGATAAACGTACTGTAGCCTCCGCGCATGAGCGTATTGACGGATTGGAGAAAGAGGTCGTGGAGATCAAGACCGAAGTCAGAATACAATTCAAAGAAGTCTTTACGCGGATCAAGCGCATTGAAAGCCTGTTGATCGGTGCAGCGGGCACGATCATCGCGATGCTTGTCGCGGTCTTGATAAAAATGGGGTAGATGCGGTTATGGTGGTCTTATGCCTATACTAGAGACCATCGCCGCTGCAAACGCAGCCTATTCTGTAATTCGTACCTGCATCCAGAACGGGCGAGAAGGCGCTGACCTTATGGCGTCAGTGGGTAAGTTTCTCACCGCCGAAGACGAGCTAAAACAAGCAGTTCAGAAAAAGAAGAACAGTCCTCTCACTGCTATAACTGGCGGTGAGGAAGGTGACTGGGAAGAGTTTCAGGCTCTCGAAAAGATACGTGAACAACGCAAAGAATTAGAGTCTTATATCCGTTTGTATGGACAACCTGGCCAATGGGATAGGTGGATACAGTGGCAAGCTGAAGCGCGAAAACAAAGAGCCGCTGCTAGGAAGGCCGCAGAACAACGCCGCGCAGAGCAGTTAGAGACAATCCAAACAGTTACGATAATAGCTCTAGCTGCATCGGGGGTTGTAGGAGCTATATACTTACTAGGCGTTTATATGGAAAAGTGGTGATGTGGATACTTGTGTGGCTTAGTTTCATTGATGGGCGGTTTGAGTACTATCAGTTGGGCGCGTATGGGACAGAAGCACACTGTAACAGAGCAAAGGTAAAAGCAGAGGTTATGGTGAAGAATGCCGGACAAGCCGTCACCTGTTTTGCAGTTGATAGAAATTAGACGAAGTGTTTGGTGTGTGTACAAAAACGGAAAAATAGTTATAATCACATCAAATAAGCGCATAGCGGAGCATTACTATGGCACACACAATTCTGGATGATTGGAAGATACTACCGCGTTTAATGATGCTGGCGGTTACAATCTTAACTTACCAAGCAGTGCATTGGTTTATGTCTTTGCCGGACCCGTCTGTGGCTCAGTCAGGTCTAGTATCGGTGTGCATGGGGGCTTTAACAGGGTGCTTCGGCATCTGGATGGGCAAGGAGTCTAAAACTACAGTAACGCCTACAAAAGTTGTGCATGAGGAAAGCTATGACAACCGCTGAGGACTTTGTAGTTTTCTTAATGGTTAAAGCACTTGAATGGGTGTTTGGCGTTGAAATGACATTATATGGGAGTGTAATGGTATGATTCAGGCATTAATTGGACCGATAGCTGAACTAGCAGGTGGGTGGCTTAAAGGCAAAGCAGATGCAAATGCGGCAGCAGCAAACCTTAAATTAGTTGAGGCGGAAGCCAAAGCAACCATAATGAAGAACGCCGCTACCAGCGAAAGTGACTGGGACCGGATTATGGCGGAGGGTTCGCAGAACTCTTGGAAAGACGAGTGGTTAACAATACTATTCAGCGTACCATTAATCCTCTGTTTTTTACCGTTTGAGTGGGCAGAGCAAGCTGTGCAGAACGGCTTTGCGGCACTGGAATCGATGCCGGATTGGTATCAATACACGCTTGGTGTTATCGTAGCAGCAAGTTTTGGCGTTCGGTCAGCAACTAAATTTTTCGGAGGGAAGAAATAATGGCTTACAAACTAGGAAAACGTAGCTTGGAGAAGCTAGAAGGTGTAGATGAGCGCATGGTTGCGGTTGTTCGCCATGCTATTACGGTGACTAAGCAGGACTTCTCGGTAATTTGTGGACTCAGAACCATCGAAGAGCAACGTGCATTGGTTGCTAAAGGGGCGTCCAAGACGATGAAATCAAAGCACATTGATGGGCTAGCTGTAGACCTTATGGCGTATTGCTCGGGGGACCGTTGGGAACTTAACCTGTATGACGAAATCGCTGACGCGATGAAAGAAGGTGCAAGAGCGTGCGACGTTAAAGTATGTTGGGGAGCATCGTGGGCTGTCGAAGGGCACAACTACCCATACAATATAGCTGAGTGGGACGGTAGCATGGAAGACGCTATGATGTCTTATACAGACCTACGCCGCTCTCAAGGTAAACGTCCGTTTATCGACGCTCCACACTTTGAACTTATGGTGTAACTTATGAAGACGAAGTATGAAGACCACGAAGTAGAAGTGATGTGCCGTAACTGTGGTTATGATTTAACAGCAGAAGATGTGAGCAAGAATGATTGTCCTGATTGCAAACAAACGCTAGAATTACAACAGAATGTAACTGTCTCTGTATCGCTACCACCTTTGTTCGGCGACTCTATGTAGGAGGTATCCATGCCTACCCAACAACTAAAATTTAAACCGGGGATCAACCGAGAAGTAACAAGTTATACTGCCGAAGGTGGCTGGTATGACATGGACAAAGTACGCTTCCGTAACGGACTACCGGAAAAAATTGGTGGGTGGGAGAGAGTATCTAGCAACACATTTTTAGGTACGTGCAGAGCGTTATTTACATGGAACGATCTTACCCCTGAAACTTTGTTAGCTGTAGGTACTAACGTAAAGTATTACATAGATCGTGGAGGAGCGTATTATGATGTTACTCCTATCCGTGAAACAACAGCGGCTGGAGATGTGACTTTTTCGGCTACTGATGGTAGTGCAACAATTACTGTATCAGACACTAACCATGGGTCGATTCCGGGAGACTTCGTAACTTTTAGCGGTGCGGTGTCTCTTGGAGGCAATATAACCGCAGATGTACTAAACGCTGAATACGAGATATCAACCGTACCAAACGCTAATTCCTACACTATAACTGCTACAGCCACAGCAAATTCATCTGATACAGGGAATGGCGGAGCATCTACCGTAGGTGCGTACCAAATAAACATCGGTGCCACAACAGCGCTACCGTTTAGTGGGTGGGGCGCTGGACCTTGGAGCGCTGGTACATGGGGTAATGGGCAAGTTGATCCAACAGATTTAGCGGGCATCCGCGTTTGGAGCCAAGGTAACTTTGGTGAGGACTTAGTGTTTGGATATAGGGGTGGCGAACTATACTATTTTGACACCTCTGCGGGGTACTCTAATCGTGCTGTATTAGTTTCTTCGTTATCTGGGGCGTCCAATGTTCCTACAATACAGAACTATATACTTGTATCCGATACTAGCCGCTTCGTTTTTTGTTTTGGTGCTAATGAGTTAGGCGGTAGTACTCAAGACCCCATGCTCATTCGGTGGTCAGACCAAGAGGATGTAACTAATTGGACCCCGTCAGATACTAACCAAGCGGGGGATGTTAGGTTATCTAGAGGCAGTGAAATCATAACTGCACAGCAATCTCGCCAAGAGATTCTAGTTTGGACTGATAGTGCAGTATACTCTATGCAGTATGTTGGGTTTGGTAGTGGGGTGTGGAGCACTCAGTTATTAGGCGATAATATATCTATAGCTTCACAAAACGCCACGGCATATGCAGCGGGTATATCGTTCTGGATGGGGTTAGATAAGTTCTACTTATATGATGGGCGGATACAGCCGCTCCCCTGCGCAGTAAAACGGTATGTCTTTAATGACTTTAACCGTGACCAGTTTGCGCAGGTACATGCAGGCACTAACGAGCAATATAACGAGATATGGTGGTTTTACTGTTCTGCTGATTCTGATACGTTAGATCGATATGTTGTATATAACTATGTGCAAAATATTTGGTACTACGGAAATATGGGGCGCACTGCGTGGCTTGATTCAGAACTTGGCTCTTACCCCACAGCAGCAACATACAATGGTAAGCTAGTGTATCACGAGATAGGTACTGATGACGCCGAAACATCTACCCCAGTAGCTATCGACGCGTACATCACTTCTGCACAGTTTGATATAGACAGCGGGGACAGGTTCTCTTTTGTATGGAGAATGCTACCAGATGTTACGTTTACTGGGTCTACGTCTGACGCGCCCGCTGCTACAATAAGTCTTTTGCCGCTAGCCAACTCAGGGTCTGGGTATAACAATCCAACATCTGAAGGTGGTTCTAATGCTGGTACAGTCACTCGCACAACCACAATACCTGTTGAACAATACACAGGACAGGTAAACACCCGCGTGCGCGGTAGGCAGCTAGCGTTTAAGATTGAGTCAGACGGGCTAGGAGTGCAGTGGCAGCTAGGGGTTCCAAGGATAGATATTCGCCCTGACGGGAGACGCTGATGGCTAACCAACTAGATCGCCCTGAACCTCCGGCCTTACCTCTCGCGCCGGGGGAGTATAATCGCCCATACACAGACCAGAAAGACAATGTGTTCCGCCTGTTCTTTAACAGGATTACGTCTGTTTTGTCTGCGGTGCTTACTACAGATGATGGCGGTAAGTTTATTTATATGCCTCGTGGGCTTTTTTATAGCACCGCTGATCAAACGGCTGCGGCTATTAATACAGGCTATCCTGTGGAGTTTGAAAATACCTATATCGGCAACGGGGTAAGTATAGCGGGTGCAGATAATACACAGATTACTGTG